GCGGATTTGGTGATATAGTTGTTAAACCATACTCTGAATGGCAAAAACATTATGGACTAGATCCTATGACTGAAATAGAAGCAGAACATGAAATAAAGATGTATGAAGATTTTACAGCAACAATGATCACAGACTTTCCTGAAATGACATCACCATTCTGGAACATGAGCCGTAACGCCAATGGCACTAGTAGAAAGATTGATGTCATACTGGGTGGCATGGAAACCATAGGCAGTGCAGAGCGCAGTTGTGATGTAGATCAAATGAGGGATACATTCCATACTATCACAGATGGTGCTTACAGTAATCTATTATTTGAACTGTTTACCAAAGAGCGTGTACAAGCAGAACTAGAAGAATTTTTAAAGCATGACTTCTTCCCAAGAGTGGGCGGCGGTATTGGTTTGACAAGAATGATAGCGGCAATGGATAAAAAGCAAGAGGTTGCAATAGCCGCTTAATCAACCAGTTTGGGGTGTCGGAATAGGTAGACGAGGGCCGCTGTTTACGGTCTGTTTAGATATGTGTTGCAATGTATTTAAGCGTGGAGGTTCGAATCCTCCCCCCAAAGCCAACTATTTTTCACAGGTTTCTTGACCAGCACAGTGTTTAGGATAACACTGTGCTAACATCATATAGTATTCATTTTCAATGTATTGAGTCCACATTTCCTCTTTAACCATGTATTCGCATTGTGCCTCAGTCATGGGTTGTTGCAATACCATCTGATTACCGATGTATTCCCAATCCGTGCCTGTGTTACCCCACATGGAGATAACAAGCATAAACTCTTTCATAGTAGCCTCTTTTAATTACGACCCATGTGCTTGCAGCCATTGTCACGGCTTAGCCAGTCCATGAATTTGCATACCTTCTTACGCAGCCTTACTAACATCTTGAAGTTGTCCTTGTAGTGGATTTGCAGGATCAACTCCTAGGAAGTTGCCCCACTCTGCATAGTAGTGACGCATGCCAACTTCGTCGTGTATTGTCGAATTTTCATGTCTGCCGTGCAGTATATTCCTTGATTCTGTACCCTCACGCATTGTAGTACCTTGACCAGCAACACCAATAAGGTCTTCGTGCAAGTTTCTGCCGAAAGGTCCCCATATACTATTGTGATGCTTTATGCGTGTTTGTCTTTCCTCTGGTGTGTCTTTGCGTAGTCCGTAACCACGGAACTCGATTAAAACTTTGTTTGGTCCAAGTGGTGTCACTGAGTCACTACGATATGCACTCCCACGGAGGTTAAAATTGAATCCTGGGAATAGGTCAACCATGTACCACTGGTTGGGCGGCAGATTGGGAAAAGATAGTTCCCCGCGATCTTCAAATCCGTCATACTCTTCGTAATTAACAGTAAAACTACTAACGTTAACATGACCGTTATCAAAAGGAATATTTTTTCTAGCGAAATATTCGTCATTAAATCCACTCACTCTATTAAAATAATGCATAAAATCATGGTAGAATTCACTGTTTGTGTCATGCCACAATTTATAATTTGTATCTATAACTGCTTTGTGATAATGGAATACTTCCATTTCTTCTGTGTCTATCGCTTCTGCAATACAATCAAATGCGCCTGCTGTCCACTCGTCTACACTGCAATCTGGATTTTCATTTAGTGTTACCCATACCATACCACCATGGTAAACTTCACAGTGTAGTTCTTTGCCAGTGGCTTCGTTGCTGGCCATGTTGCCTGCTACACTCGTAATATTATCTCCAAGGTATGCTTTTACGCCAGAACCTGTGTTCCATGCAACCACACGCTGTCCTGCAATCTGACTTGTGCGAAAGTCACCTTGGTTATACATCTCACTGATGTGACACATGGGCACCCAAACTTTACTAAAGATCAGTTCTTGTTCCTGTTCATATAGATAGAAACTGTTGTAAGCATCACTGCTGATGTGTTCTACTTTAGGTTTTGCTGTCCAATTTTTATGATTACGCGGTGCCATGTTTATCTCCTGTGTACTCGTATTTAACAAACTTATTTTTACTAATCATGCGCAACCCGCCATCTGCTAGTAAGTATTCTGGTTCATGTGCTAGTTGCTGTGTATCGTTTAGTCCCGCTTCGGGCATGTCATACTCACTTGCACATTTGATACTGTCCCAAGGTGTCGTACGGATAGGACTTTCAAAGTGTTTTTCTCTGCCGTCTCTAAATTTAAGCCGCCAACTGATAACGCCTTTTTCTGGTTCCCGTAATACTCTGACCTTGTGGTTCATGGGCGCAAAGTCACTGTACCCACGATCATCAATTGCATTTTGTGGACATGCTTTTACACAACTGTAGCACTCCCAACAAAAGTTTGGTTCTATGTTTACTGCTCTTCTTGTTACTGGATCAATGTGCATGATGTCACTTGGACAAATATCAACGCAATGTCCACATCCATCACAGGCGGTCATGTATACAAATGTTGGCATAGTTTCTCCTTTAGACTATACAAATATTTACATATTATATACTCTTAAATAAAAATTGTAAAACTATTGACTAATAGGCGTAGCGTATTATTTTAATCCTTGTGGATCTATACTAAAGTCATAGACCCTGTATTCGCCGTCGTTCGCTTCGCCCCTGCGCTCGCTTTTGTATTTGCCTATTTGTTGGTTAATACCTTTTTCAGTACGACCCTTAGCACGTTGCATTTGTTTTTTATTTTTATCTGTTGCAGGAATGCTGTAGTTCTTTGGCATCATACGCTCGGGTTCTAGCACCCATACATAAAGTTCTGAACCGTCACCGTTTTCAATATGGTTAAGATACATGCTATCTTCAGGTATACTATGCTTTACAGGATAGCCCAGCATAGTAGTAATAGTGTTATACCCACTAAATGCACAAAAAAGTGCAACAGGAATTACTACAAACATAACAAGTGCATTGCGATAAAAATGCACACCTATACCAAGTACAATTAATGTTAGTACCAGCATGCTTGCAAAAAAAGGAAGTAAATTAAAATCAAACATTATCTATACTGGTTATACCTTCCTAGCCCACTGGTTCCTTTTTTAGTAATAAAGTCACTTGGGTTATTATTATGTCCTAGGTATGCATGTTCATCTGCTACACTAAAACGAACTACACTCAGTGTTTGTCCTGTTTCATTGTAGGGCACTCTAGTAAAATATGTTTCCACATAAGGATTAATCTTAATTACACTTGCTTCTATAATACCTGGCAAATCCTGGCGGGCAGTGCCATCTACCATGGTAAACTTTCTACTATACACATGAACCATTACCTCATATTCGCCTGGTATTGTGCCTCTTAGTGTAATTACTTCTCTGTTAAGATGGATTATCTCTTGTTTTTTGCCTTTAACATAAACATCATTGCTATAACCTAAATCATCTTTTTCTAAGTGCATCAAGCCCTGGCTTTTGCGCAAAAAACTTACAACATTACCTGCTGGATCTTTGATCCATAAATCAATGTCATCATTGTATTCATGATTCCATTCAATTGTAATAATGTATTCTGCTTTTTTAATTACATCGCCTTTTTTAGCAACAGGGTTGATAAGAATAAACGCAATCACAAATAAGTATACAAATCCAATCACAAGATTGAATAGCAAGTCTGTAAAGCCTATACTGCTTTTGTATTTTAGTTTGTTATCTAGATTCGACATTGACCAACTGCACCTTAAGTATTTGGCTACATACCATTCCTACCAGTGTAGTATACAGCGCAGTACTCATTCCTATCGCCATGTCTGTGAGTGCAGTTTTAACACTGCCTGTGTCAGATATGTTTAAACTTTCAAAACTGCCGCCCAGCATTAGAATAAATCCAATCACTGTCCCGATCATACCCAATGCAAGCAGTAGTTCAGTAATAAACCAACCTATGTTTACACCTACTTTAACCGTGGCGCCTTTATTTCTTTTATAAGTCAGCCAGCCCACATACATGCTTGATAAAAAGAATACACCCAGTATTGCAAAACTTAGTCGTGTGATATCTTTTGCAAGTAATGCATCTATAAAACCAAAACTATAGGCTGCAAACATTGCTGCACAACTAGTGCAGAATAGCAGCCACCATCTTAAAAACATACTCATGTTGTGCTCCGAACAATGTATTTATCAGGTAAATACTACTACTATGGATATATTAACTGTTACAAAACAACGCATTCAAAAGTTTAAAGACTGGTGGACAGTGGATCATGTAGTTGATTTACTTGTTGATGTTGCATTGTTATTCTATGATGTTATTGCAAGTCCTGTGCTTATAGTTGTAAGGACTGTGCGTTATTTTATAGGCGAATGGGTTGTTGATAAAATTAAGGCTGGCGTTAAAGGTATAATACATTACTTTCAACGCAAACGTGCATACAGATTAGAGCATGGACATGGGATATTTCGTACCTATTGGTTTTTAATACTGCCTAGTCCGTTTATTATACTATTGCTTATGATGTTAACAGGTATTAGTATTGGTATTGCTGAAGACTTTGACGTAATGTTAGAATTACTAATTAGAGGATGCAGTGGACCTGAAGATGGTTATTGGTGCAATATTAATTAAAAGTCTACATCCCTGCCATTAATACTGTAAGTGCTTCCATTAAAACCTTGTTTAAGTTTTTCTTCATCAGTCATATTTTCACTGTGTATGCGGGTCCTTGGATTGAACGGTGTGGTCGCCTCCGGTTTCGTTAACAATTTTTTCGATAAGAATTTCTCTATTAGTTTTTTCATCTTGTTTTACTTCCTCTAAACCAAATTCTGTCATTTCAAATAATATGCCATGCATATAGCGTCTTTCACCAGGTGAAAGTGCATATGGATCTTTTATAGTAAGTGTGTCGCCACATCTACTACAAAAAGCATAGTTACCCATTGCACTCGTAATACTATAGTGATGACCAAATAATTTACACCAAAACATTATCCTACTCCTAATCTAGTGTGTTGCGTCCGCCTCCTGGGCTTTGTGTGCATTGTTGCGTTCTTGGACATTGAAAGTATTTGTCCATAGCAACAGTTAGATCTGCATGTCCTGTAGCACCACGCTCGTATATACACATTCGCTCGTTAGTTTCAGGATCTATGTATTGTCTTTTTAGTCTGCAAGTAATTGTATTACTAGTAGTTGGAGGCACTGCTTTACGTCTGCACTCCATTGGCTCTAGTCCCAATATCTTCTGGGGCCACCGCAGGACTTCTGTGTTCCATAATGTACAGTGTGTTTTATTTTCGCTGCCAGTATAGGTTCTACCTCTGGATTCAGCGTGGACTTCCGTCCTTAACATCAACAACATTAATAACACTGTGCTTATGACCGCAATGTGGGCAATACATTGCTTTAGGTTTATAATTTTCATGACTTGCAATACTCCACCATCCTTTGCATTTGTCACATGTATAATGATGTATATACTCTACTGTAGAAATCATTCATCAAACTCCGCTCTCCAACGAATATCAAAGGTATCCGCTACTGCTTTATTTTCTAGTTCTTTAACGTAAGCACTCATATATTCACCACCCACATCACCATCCAAAACTGCTTGATCAACTAAGCCTCGTACTATTTGACCTTTTCCTCGCTCGTTTATTGTTCCACGCAATCCCTGCACAAAGTTTACAGCATTGTCACTGAAATCTGTTCTAATATCGTAGTTCATATCAATGCGGCTCTGAAAATCTTTTTCGTCAAAAACTTTTTTACTAATTGCACGCCAATTATCTATAGCAGTTTGTATATTACTATTAACATTACGACGGCTCATTAGTGCAGCACATGCTGATTCGATATGACCTATTTTGTTTGCTTGAAAACTACCAAATGATCCATGGTTGCTATTGTCGAAAGGGTCAAGAATATTAATTACTGCAGGTATTAATGGTGGCCCAACAACTTCAGGACTAATTATTGTGGTATAGTCCCCGTTTAATCCTGCACTAAGTTCAGCCAGTCTTGCTCTTAGTGCTGTAAGTTCGCCCGCGTCATACAATGCTTGAATTGCAGTTCTATAGTTTCTAGCAGGCGTGCTAACACCTACTCCTCCTAGTATACCTATCATATCCTGTAGAGTAATACTATTATAGAGGCCAGTACCTCCTAGGAACTTTGCAATTACGCTGTCAACATATTCACGCTTAACAAATTTTGTAGCGTTGCCTATAGTTGGAAGGGTTACTGGTTCCACGCTGCCTACATATGATGCAAGTTGTGCAACTGTTTCAATTCTACCTAGTTCAAGGGCTTGTAACTTAGCTCTAAATTCTTCTATTGTTGAAAATGCAATAACATCTTTACTGTGTACAAATATTTTATCAAAGTTTGTGTAATCACCTAAACTTTGCATATCACTTATATTGGATTCCAGTAGCGTTTGTGAGTTGCTAACTAATTCTGGAACATTAACTGCATTTAATACTTCTTGCATTAGTACATTATAGGTGCTATCTCCCAGATTATATATAGTGCTTGGGTCAATTCCAACTGCAGCCAGCACTACATTTAGACCTGAGGCTGTCATAGCGTCTGCATTGTTTAATGCTGCAACAACTTGTCCTGGATTAGCAAAATTTGCAATATCAGCAACGCTAAATGCGCTACCCAAGTTAACTAGATCACTTGCTAGTAATTCAAAGTTTGCTTTTGTTGGGTTTCTGACTAAACTACTAATACCATTTGTAGCAACAGCCTGATAATCCTGATATCCACTGCCCAAGTAATTAGGAAATACGCCATTGCTTGGATACACTAAACTGTCAAGATTTGGGAACTTACCAAATTCTACACCTTCATTTAGTTTGTTTAGGGTAGGGGCAAGTCTTAGGCTTGTTTGTGTAAATCCCTCTGTAATAAAAAATGTTTGTGCCATTTGTATTGGTCCAGTTCCAAACATTAGATTTCCATGCGCATTTAGACGATCCATGGCCATGCCTGTTCCTAGTGTACTTGTATAGTCACTTGGAACTGTGCCTATAAATGCACCACTGCCACTTATGTCTCTGTTACATAATGTGTCTACTGAACCTCCTGCTGCTAGTATACTAGCAGTCAATTGAATATGTCCGGCAGCCGCGGCTTTAGTAAGTGCAGATATTTCCTTAGTAGCAGGCGCAAATCCAGTATTATCTTCCATGGCACCCACTGCCATTGCTCCCAGGTAACTTATAGGACTTGTACTTGCATATGCCATTATCTAATCACCAAAACTCTGTTATCGCCTTGTACCCTAGAATGCCCGCAGGTATCAGTGTCCATAACCTTATGTACAGGTTTTCCTTCTGCCCACACTGTTGGACTTCCGCCTGTTATACTTGCAGCACAGTGTACGCTACATCCAGGAGCACCACAACAAGGATGCGGAGTCACACTACTTGCAAATGCTGCAAGTGGTTTTTGACTACTTAACACTGTGGGTCTTGGTACCATTGCAGCACCGCCTGCACTGTTTACATCACCCATTCTTACTATTGGAAACGTCATACTGTATTTACCTTAATATATTATATGCTATTATAACTTCATACTGATGTCAAAGTCAAAGTTGCCCATGGCAGTGTTGATTTCATCTTTGCTTAGTTTAGCAAGTTCTTGTGCGCCACCTTCTACTAGCACTTTACCATTGTGATAAATCTGCGGCATTGTACGATGTCCTTGTTCAACTAACCAACGGCGTGTTTCACCATCTGCTTCGATGTTTACTTCCTCATATTCAAATCCCATGTCTGTGAGTTGCTTTTTTGCTTGTACACAGAATGGGCAAAAGTCTTTTGTGTATACTGTAATCATGTCATAGGTCCTAATATTTCGTATCCTTGTATTTCGCTTTTGTATTCATAGTGTTCGCCTATATAGATGTAATCATATCCCCAGGCTTTGTACAGTGCGCACTCTGTGCGTAAACTTTTATATCCTATCTTCAATGCAGGATTTTTATAATCCCAAGCAAACTGATCTGCGTGTACATTTTTGTTGTCGTACTTGTGGAACATACTATATGCTACCAATTGGTGGTTGTGAAAATAGCCTATTAAGTCCACATGTGGTTTGTCCCATTCGCTGGGAAACAATGGATACACACTTTTAAACTGTTTATATAGACAGTAATCTCGATATATGCTTGAAATACGTTCTACATCTGGATGTTGAAGTACTTTATATTCAATTGTAACATTATAATTGGTTTTACTAAGATCTATTCTAGCGTATATATCACTCATCTATCTTGCACATCCTTTTTATACTCTGGATCCCAATTTTTATAGTAGTCTTTGCTTTCTAACCATGCCCTTGCTTCCACAAGTTCTTCTGTTGGTTGTATTAAAACCAGCGCATATTCTCCATTGTTTAACCATACACCGCCTACCTCTTCACGTTCAAAGGGATGATCTTCTAATGCTGTGTATCCACGTTTACTTAGCATTGACTCGCAACTGTCTATAATCTCACTAAGTTGATTAGGAAGTATGAGTAGAGGATCAAATCCTAGCACTACTACTTCACAGTTTTTGGGCCAGTGATAGGTATAGTTTTCTATCTCTGCAGGTATGTGTGTTTGCAATGGAAACTTACCGTCCAAGTGATGTGTTTTTACTTTGCCTTCTAGCCATGCTGCTTTGGCATATGGACAGGGCGGAAGTCCGTTGAAGACTTCTGATCTTGTACTTAATCTGTTAAGCACCCAAGATTCAATATTATTTTGTAGACTATTCATGCAGGTTGTCAATCATACTCCAATAAGGTTTAAGTAATTCATATGTATTTGGAAATGCAGTGGCATAGTCCTGGTTTCTAAATATATCCTGTCTCTTAGTCCATACTATCATTTTTTGTAGTTCTGTTATATCAGCAGATTCTATAGTAAGATAGTTTTTAATTTCACTATCTTCTATTGTATCTACAATTTTTGCCTTTAAAAAGTCAGGAAGGTTTGTCATTCTATAATGGTTAGGATGATCTACAATATTAAAATGTACAGTGTTAAGTTTTTTTCGTAACCATTTTGCTGTTTTTTGATAGTCTGCAATATTGATAAGACTTACGCATTGTGTTCCTTGAAAATACCAATCAACGTCAGGGTATCTGTTTGGCAAATCCAAAAACCAATCTATATTTTTCACAGTCTTTGCCCAGTTGCCAGGCCATCTCAAATACTCAAATTGCTCTTCTATGCCATCAATACTAAAGAATATTTCAACACGTTTGAATTTACTCCATAATTTTTCATAGTGCTTTCCTGTTTGCTGCCCGTTTGTACTATAAAAAAGTGTTGTGTCTTTGGCTTTGTCTGCTGCCACTATCTTCTCTAATAGCACTGCATGCTTTTTATCCAGCAGTGGCTCTCCGCCAAAAAAACTTATCTTTTCTAAATTTACTAAATCACTGAGCTTATAACTATTGCTATTATGATAAACTTTATCACGGACTTGTATAAAATCGTTGCCTGTAGCGCCATAGATTTCTTCATAGTGTGCGCCTTCAGGCCAATAAAAACTAGTATCCCAGCCGCCACATGTTCTGCATGCTAGGTTACACACATTAGTTGTTTTAATAACAAGTTCCTTGGGTCCTTGCTTCCAATTAGGATGATCAGTGCCGTACTGTGCATTGGTACGCAGTCTAAGACTCTGTGCACCTGCATCTTCTTCGTCCCAGCATCGTTTGCATTCCGTTGGACGAAGCCCTGCACTAAATTTTTCACGCAATGCATTTAGTTCAGGATGATGCCATCTTTCTGACTGTGGCATGTTTGCATCTACCTGAACTTCAATAGGGCCAAAAGCACAGGGACTTATTTTGTCCCATGCTGTTTGCCTTGTTGAAATAAAAGGACTACTGCAATAGTGCTTACAGACTGAATCCTGCGAATGTATCTTTTTCGACATCTTGTTTTGTGCCACCTATAATGTAGCTCGATATTTCTGTTTCTTGAGGTGCAACTTGCACATCGCCGCCTGCAATCCATTTAGCAGTCCATGGTAGTGGATTTGCCTGTGGAACTGTGTAAGGTGATTTTAGTCCTACTGCAAGCATGCGCTTGTGTGCAATCCATTCAATGTATCCATCAAGTAGTTGCTTGTTTAGACCAATCATACTGCCATCAGCAAACAAATACTCTGCCCATTCTTTTTCTTGATCCACTGCATCTACAAACATTTGTACGCACTCTTCGCGTGTTTCTTCTGCAATCTTTGCAAAGTCTGGATCATCTTTGGGCAGTATCTTAAGTAGTTGTTGTGTACTACCCAAGTGTACATTTTCATCACGGGCAATAAACTTGATAATCTTAGCATTGCCTTCCATCTTCTTAAGTTCAGCAAATGCCCAACTGCAAGCAAATGATACATAAAAACGCACACCCTCGAGAATGTTTACACTCATTAATGTTTTGTAAAGTAGCGTCTTTAGTTCATACATGTCAATTTTAATTTTCTTACCATTTACTGTATGTGTGCCTGTGCCTAACAAATTGTAGTACATTGACTTTTCAATTAGTTCATCATACAGTTCTGTAATACTATCTGCACAATCTACAATCTCTTTGATATCCATCATCTCGTCAAAGATAATACTAGGGTCACTGTACACGTTACGGATAATATGTGTGTAACTGCGACTGTGAATTGTTTCACTGAATGTCCAGGTAGTAATCCAGTTCTCAAGTTCTGGTAAACTTGTAATAGGATTAAATGCTTCTGCTGGCGCGCGACCTTGTACACTGTCAAGCAAGATCTGTCGCTTGAGATTACTAGTAAACACATGACGCTCGTGACTAGTAAGTTCTTTAAAGTCTTTGCTGTCTTTAAGGATATCCACTTCTTCAGGACGCCAAAAGAATCCTAACTGCTTGTCAGTTAGTTTATCAAACTGACGATACTTTAGCGTATCATAACGCTGCATGCCTAGTTCGCCGTCAAAGAATGCCATCTTCTCTGTGTGATTGTGTTTACCTGTGTTTAATACTGCCATTTTTCCGCTCTCTTATATTGTGCAACTATCGCAATCTTCTTCATATTCAATCTCGTCTGGAAGTGCAAGTTCAATGCCTTCAACACGATCACTCATGTCGTCGCCACTTCCGTCATATGTGTTAAAGTAGTACAACTGCTTGGTCCCATATTTATATGCCATTAGCAAATGCTGTAGCATTGTACTCATTGGGATCTTTTCATCTTCATAGTGCTGTGGGTTGTAACTTGTGTTTACACTAATGCCTTGGTCAATATACTTTTGTAGTACAGCCATGATCTTAATGTAACCCTCGGGACTTTGCTGATCCCACAGTAGTTCATACTTGTTTTTCAAACGTGGATATCCAGGAACAACTTGCTTTAGAACACCGTCCTTGCTCTGCTTGACACTGACAAATGCACGAGGCGGTTCAATACCGTTTGTGCTATTTGATATCTGCGCACTTGTTTCAGCAGGCATAAGTGCCATTAGCGTACTGTTACGAATGCCAGTTGCCGCAAGTTGTTTACGCAGACCTTTCCAATCCATGCGTTCTTGATGCTTAACTAAATCGTCTACATCTTTCTTGTACGTTTGGTTAGGAGTTAGTCCGTCACCATAACGTGTTTCATTTGTACCAGGACAAGCACCTTGCTCAACTGCTAGATCTGCACTGGCTTTAATTAAGTAGTAACTCCAAGCCTCGGCATATTCATCAATAAGATCCAAGTTTGGATTAGAGTAGGTTGTATCATTCCGTGCAAGAAAGTATGCAAGGTTAATAATACCAACGCCAAGAGGACGGCGTTTCATTGTGCTACGCTCTGCTGCTAGTACAGGGTAGTTCTGGTATGTAAGCAGTGCATCCAGTCCACGCACAGCAAGTTCACAGGGCTTTTTAAAGTCCTCTGGTTTGCGCACATTTCCCCAGTTGATTGCGCTTAGTGTACACAGTGCAATCTCACCTTCTTCATCGTTGAAGTCATTAAGTGGCTTTGTTGGAAGGTTAATCTCACAGCACAAGTTACTCTGTTTGATAGGTGCTAGATCAGGCTTAAATGATCCGTGATCATTTGCATGGTCCACGTTCATTAAGTAAATGCGTCCTGTATTTTTACGCTCTTCCATAAAACTTGCAAACAATTGTGCTGCTGGCAATGACTTTTTACGGATACTTGTTTTGCGCTCTGCTGCTTCATATAGTTCTTTAAACAGATCCTGATCTGCAAAAAATGCTTTATACAAACCAGGCACATCATGTGGACTAAACAATGTAATATTGCCACCACTAATTAGTCGTTCATAGAACAATTTTGAGAACTGAACTCCGTAGTCCATGTGTCTGACTCTGTTGTCTTCTGTTCCTTTATTGTTTTTAAGCACGAGCAAATCTTCGACTTCATAATGCCATATAGGGTAATACAAAGTAGCGGCTCCGTTTCGCACGCCGCCTTGAGAACATGATCTCGTAGCGGATTGAAACATCTTATAGAAGGGGATAACTCCTGTGTGGTAAGCATCTCCCGCTCTAATAGGCGAGCCCAAGGCCCGTATGGATCCTGCTCCAATGCCAATGCCGGCTTTTTGACTAACGTACTTAACAATGCTGCTAGTAGTAGCATTGATACTGTCCAGACTATCGTCTGTTTCAATGAGTACACAGGAACTAAATTGTCTCTGTGGAGTGCGTACACCAGCCATAACAGGAGTAGGAAGGCTAACGTCGAATGTAGATATAGCATCATAGTAGTCTTTGACCCACTGCATGCGGGTCTCTTTCGGGTAGTGAGCAAACAGCGTTGCAGCAATAAGCGCATACGCTACTTGTGGTGTTTCGAATATTTCGTTAGTAACACGATTCTTTACTAGATACTTGCCGCGGAACTGTTCCATTGCCGCATAGGTTAAATTTTCATCACGATCATGTTTGATAAAGTCGTTGATGACACTCCATTCATCATCGTCATAACTATCAACCAGTTCCTTGTCGTAGAAACCAATCTCAACATTACGAGCAACAATCTTCTTAATATGCCAAGGCTCAAACTCGCCGTATACCATTTTGCGCAAGTGGTAATTAATTAGTCTACCACCTACAAACTGATATCCAGGAGTCTCTTCGCTGATTAGGTCTGCTGCACTCTTAATAAGTGTTTCTTGGATGTCAACACTTGACATACCGCTGTAAAATTGTATATGACTGCGAATTTCTACTTCACTAGCACTAACGCCTGTAATTCCTTCACACGCATAAAAAACGACCTTGTGGAGTTTATCCAGTTCAAGGTCTTCTCTAGTGCCATCACGCTTTGTAATTTGAATGTTGTTGTTCATCTTGAACCCTCTTGATATTTCTTTTTCATTTTTAGTGTGCAGTATTTACAGGCACAGACACTGTACATTTAAGACATTATAACTTATTGAAGTCTAGGACTAATAATTTTTAACTTATTGTTCTGATACTGTATTGAATTGTACCGCTTGTTCCGGTACTAGTACTTGTATATAGTAGTGTAGTGATATTTGAACTATTTGTCAAGTTAAAAGTTACTCCGGTACTGCCATTATTTTCACTGAAGTCGTCATCAATTACTTGTGCAGTTCCATCCTGTGTGATGCGTAGCACGCCTTGGCGTTTGGCTGTGCCTCTTGTGATTGTATAGTCTATTTCAACAGCATGTTCGTCGCCGCTGTTACTACTGAAACTTATTCCTAGTCCAGTGCTATTTGTTTGGTTGTCAGTAATAGTTCCTGTAGTACCATAACGTCTACTGTAGCGTCCTGCTTCTACTGCAGCATCGCCCACTGCAAATCCTTGGTGATTAACACGTTTTGTTGTGCTTGTTACATCACCGTCTGTACGTTCAAAGTCATCACCAATACTATGCTGCCCTAGTTGTGCGTAGTCAATTACATGTGTGCTTGCGTTACCAACACCCAGTCCTGCATTAGCAACGTCTTTGAATGTGTTGAATGCACTAGTTAGCCCTGGACCAAAGTAACCATGGATACCACGATCGTGGATGTTGTCAAATAAACTGTTTGTTATCTTGACACCACGTGGACCATCAACACTAGGCGCACTGCCTGTTCTGGCTTCACCAATTTTTGCACCTTTAAATGCGTTACTGAATTCACATCCGCTGAAGGTAATGCTGCTCATGTCGTTGTCTGCAACAACTAGGAAACTACTAAGTGTAAACACACAACCTACAAAGTTTACATGCTCTGTTTCGCGAGTAGTACTGGATTCTAATTTTACCGCTGCCGCGCTGTTGCCCACTGCGCCTGGAATTGTTGAATTGAAGCCCTGGAAGCGACAGTTAGAAATAGTAACATTCTGTGCTTGGTTAATAACAAATGCATCAACTGTGTCTACACTTGCGAAAAAAGTTAATCCATCAAGTTGCACATTTCCTGGAACAGTTGCGCCCCCTGATCCTATACTGCCATCAATTTGCTGTATACTATCACTGGTCATAGCAACTGCGTCTCTGGCTGCATTTGTGCCTTTAATAATACTACTGTTATGTCCGTCGCCTACTAGTTTAGCAAATGTAGGAATCTTAATTACATCTGTTACAATGTATGTGCCCGCAGGGAAGAACAATGCACGACGAATTTCTGTATTTGTTGCACGACTGAACAGTTGAAACAGTGCGCGGTTGATTGCTGCAGTATCATCTGTTACGCCATCACCAGTTGCACCAAAGTCTTTTACACTAGCATGATCATCATACTTTTGTTGCATGGTGCGTGTAATGGGATTGTTAGCAGTCACACCAGTTGTAGCATTATATCCTGCTGCAGCACCTTTGTAGGTATAAGTATCTGCACTGTCAAGCAAGTCGCTATTTGCTGTTAACAGTTCAATGTTCTCAATCTGTGGAGCATCTGTTCCACCGTTGCCAATGTAAATTCTGCGTGTGTCCACTGCGAGACCAAGTTCGCCTACTGCTAGTTGTGGTAAATTATCAGCAACGCCTCTACGATGTTGTATGCGACTTATTTGGACAATGGCCATGTTAGTATACTCCTACAATAATATAGTGTATTTATCCTTGTCCATAGTACTGTGCTACTCTGTCAAACCATATGTTACTATAATGATCAAACGCAGCACCTTCAAGTATCCATTCCTGATACTGATAATCCTTGCTACACATAAGAATAACACCCTTGTTGATAGTTGTTTCAAACATGTTATTATGTGCATGTGCGTAGGCACATAGTTGTAGGAAGTAATCTTCTACCCATTCAGTTCGCTTTGGCTTATTGGTTTGTTTAAAGTCCATAATTGCAGGATCACCATCATGTACACCAACTAGGTCAGTTGTGCCAGCGTAAAGTCCACTGTAGTAAAGTGGAACTTCTGTACCCCAATACTCGTCAGCATTTTTAAGTCCATGCTCCAATATGAGACTTGCCATTTTGTGACTTTGTTGACTGTAAGGATTGCTACCTGGCTCTCCGATCTCTCCAGTCATAACATAGTCCTCAAGCCACTTGTGTAAGCGTGTACCTCTGCCTGCTGCCTCTGTAACAATCTGCTGTGCTTTGGCTTCACCTACACGCTTCTTCCAGTTGTTCAGTGCTTGCATTTTTTCCTTGGACTTTGTCTTGTCAAGGATTGTTGTAACACTAGGCACAGCGTTTCCGTCAGGAGTTGCATAGTGCCTCTTGCCTTCAATTGTTTTTCTGTTTATGGGTTTATAGTTGTATTTGTTAATAAGCATACACTTATTATACTATACTACCAAGTGATATACCAATAAAAATATGTACCGCTAGAGCTTTTTCTTGCGATGGTATAGCCCTTGTTCTCAAAATGTGCAATAACTTCATTCATCTGTTCTGTTTTGACAGCGTCAGTTGTTGTACCTTGATAGACTTTGTAGTAGTTTTGACCGTCTGTGTCATTGTCTGTCATCGGGCTACCTGTAATAGTAGTGCCCTGGATAGTAACAGTTGAGGTGTTGCTAATGGTTGCTGCAAACGCACTGGTTGCAATAGCATCCAGTACAGCAATTTCCATGATACTGATTTGCTGTGCTAATACGTTGTTGTTTTGCGCTCTTTCACGAGCCTGTGCGCCTGTAGGGAAGTATGCCATTATTTGTTCCTAAAGTTTTTAAACTTAATGCGTTGGATCATCTTACGAATCTCATCTGTATTTGTAGTAGCCTTGTTAGCATACTTGCCAATAATTGCATCAGTACTCATGCCTGCTTCAATGTCAGCAGCAATCTTATCTTCCATGCTTTTGCCTTCGTTCATGCTTGCATGTTTTGCAGCCATGTGTGCTTTGTACTTGGCACTGCCTTTTGGATGTGGGCTAGAACCTTCGCTAATCATGTTAAACAGTTTAGGCATTAGTTTCATAAACTTTTCAATTGTACCAATACGCTGGATGATTGCTTCTTTACTGTTGTCGTTAACTTTGTCATAGATTTGTGTAAGCACACTAGCAGTATACATGTCCACCATTTGCTTGCCGTCACCAAACTCTACTTCCATTGCACTCTTGTTGTCTACAATGTCGCGCATCTGTTTCATAACATCTGTGCGTGTTTCAACTTGACTGCCATCCTTGCCAAACATTTTTGCTAGGTGTGGCGGAAGTTCTGCTTCGTCAATATTAACTTTGTCTAGCACTGCTTGTAGAATGTCATCGATTGCTTTATCTGGAGCACCAAGTTTTTGTGCCATGCGAATGATTTCATTGCTGTTCTCTGGCTGCATGTCTACTATCTGATCTATAATATCTTGGTGTCTATCAAATTCAGTTAGTGTTGTTTCAATAAATTCTTCAGTTCTCATCTTAGTAGCCCTTTGTGCCATTTTGCTAACACGCTCATCATCTGGCATGTCACCTTGCGGCTCCTCATATTCTGCGCCTTCGTCATCACTGTCGCCAACAAATGTAATCTCGTCTTTGTTGAACTGTGCAATAACATTTTTAAGTTGAGGATTAGTATCGAAAACTGTTTTAAATCCGTCATAATCCATCATAATACCTGCGTTAGCAAGCATTTGTAGAAAGCCGTTAATGCTAAGTTTACCCTGTTTGCCACTATTACTAGCACGGGTTTGTGCAAGCATTGCCGCACTCATTATAGCATCAACACTACTATCTACTTCGTAAAATCTCATTACTGAGTAAAGCCCATTACGCCACTGCGTCCTAGCATGTCTTTAAGTTCTGCTAGTTCTGCATCACCGTTAGAATTTTCAATTGGTGCTTCTTCAACTTGTGGTGCTTCTTCTGGCTGTTCTTGAACTGGTGCTGCTTCTTCTGCAACTTCAGTCATTGCTGTTAAACGATCTTGTAATTTTCTCATGTCAACTGTTGTATACATTATGCTCTCTTTTCTCTGCCCACTGGTGCTTCTTCGCCACCCTGTGCGGCAGGTGCTGTTTCAAAGTCATCTTCAATTGGTTCCATGTCCATTTCGTCAGGTGCAATATCACCTTCTGCTGGCATAGGCTCGCCCATTGGTGCTGCTGGTGCCTCACCTGTTAGTATTCTACTAGCATCGTCTGCAACCATACGGTCTTGTTTCATACCTGCCATTGTAGCATTTAGTGCATCTGTCATTGTTGCTAGATATTGTTCCGCAACGTCAGAACCCATTTCGTCACGAATTTTATCTACTAGTGGAGTTAGTTGTTCATTAAGCATTTCACCAACATCCTGGATCATTGCGTCATACTTGTCAACCATGCTTTTAGCAGCCATAATTAGTTCACTGCCTTCGATAGCACCTTCAGTAACTACACTTTCGTTTGCTTTGTCTTTTTTATCTTTAGCAGCCTTTTTCATTGACTCTTCTTTATCGCCGTCACCGTCGATGTCAATATAGTCTGGCTTTGCTTTCTTTTCAGCAATGTGCTTTGTAAGTGCTTCAAGTGCAATTTTCATTTCGTAATACTTTGTACGAGTTTGACTTGCACTGCCTAGTTTACTTTCATAAATGTTCATTTGGCTACTGAGGTTCTTATGTAGACGCTCTGCCTTTGCTTCACTTAGATTATCCAAGTCCAGTGCATATCCAAATACACGTTTTGCTAGTTTGTTTACTTTTTCTGCATTTGGTGCAGGTACGAGATCGTTAAGGTTCATGGTTCTTCCCTTTTAATTATATAGTGTATTTATTAAACTGATATGGTTTTTAGGAGTTGGGTGAGTGCAGCATCTGCTTCATGCAAGTAGGGCATGTCAGCACTTATACGGTGACTCATGATGTTTTTGCGTACTTGATTAGTGCTGCGTAAAGTATGGTGATAGAAATCTATATCTGTTTTTATTTTTTGTAGTTTACTATCTAGGTCTTTTATTTGTTTTGCTTTTTTTGTGTCATTGCGCAACAAACAAAGCGCATATCCCACAGCACTTTTGCGTCTATAGAAATTTTCATCTTTGCATGTCCAAGCGCCATAGCGATTGTCAATCACAATGTCATTGACTTTTATACTGCCATGTTCAAGTTTGGTAATTTTTATTTCGGGAACAAAGTCTAGTAGACGATCAATACGTTGATGAAGAGTTTGCTGCTTTGGAAATTGTAAAATAGATGCTGTCATCGTGCTTTTGCCTTGTTAGGATAGATTTTTCGGTTAAGCGGCGTGCCACTTGTTGTTCTCTCTCAGTCAAATCTCTTTTTTTAACAGGACCTTTACTCATTGTTTCAATGAGCTCCTGCTCCTCCTTGGTTACAAAAGTCTGTAGACCACTTGTAAATTCTACAAAACGCATTATCTAATGCTGCTTACGTTAACGTTAACCATTGCACCTTTTGCGCCGCGAATTAAGTTCGCACGTTCTGCAGGTGATAGTTCATCTGTTATTTCAATACCGCCATTGCCAGACATATCAATCTTCTTATCTGAAAGATTAAGTTGAAAAGTAATACGCGGATCTTCAGGATCACTTAGCGTAGCAGTAAAGCCCTGTACATTCTTGAGGATATACTGTGCTTCATTAATTGTTACAGTGTCACCTGGATTAAGTTCGCTCTGTACTACTTCAAATATTTTCATCTGCTTGCCTTGTTTAGTGCTGCTACACGTTTACTTGCTGGATTAACTCTTTTTGTTTTCTTTGCTTTGCGAGCCATTCTTGCGCCCAGTCTTGCACGAGTCATTTTCATCTTAATACGCTTCTTAAGATCTGGTGCTGCAAAGCACTGTGCTGGATTACTTACTACACGACTTTTGCGCCTGCCGCTGACACAGCGAAATTTGCGAACAACTTTGTTGCCGCGTTTTGCCCATGTCATACCTTCTGTAAGCTCACTTAAAATCATACTGTATTTATGTTTATTTTAGCATCATAAACAAAAGAGTACAACATGCTGCAGCGAGTGCGCCGATAATAGCAACTCCCCAATTAATTAATTGTTGGTTACGTTCTGCCTTTTGTTTAATGATCATATCTCGCATTTCTGTAAGCATTTTTTCAAACTTATCCATGCGTTCACCCAAGTGTTTCAATTCTCTGTGCAACCCGTTATACCTCTCAGAACACATGTCCACATGCGCTTCTAAAGACTCTTTTTCTAATTCCGCCATAACTAATCACCTACCTTGGGGTGATGTCTAGATTATCTATTTGTTTAGTATGTGCCTAATATTATTTTAAATGTGCCTGTATTTCTAGCATCTATATATTTATTCAGCAGTTGGTGCAACAAAATATTGTATGTTAATTAAGTCACTGTTTCGTGTATGAAAAACGCTGGGCGTTAATTGTATAGTTTCTTCAAGGCTATGATGCACGGGTATAAGGTCAAAAACATTATTAAGTTGTTGGGCTTTTTCACCGAATACGTCTGCTTGTTCTGCACCTAGTGCAAAAACCCATAGGTTTACATTAGCATTGAGCATTTGTATTTGAAATTGGTGTTTGTTGCCTATCTTTTTATAAAGCTCGCTACCTACAAAACTGTCACTGTTATTATAACTGTGTAGCTCAGGTTTTTGCAATACAATTGGCTGCGTAAGCAACCCCACAGTTTGCAGCACTGTTTCCCAATTACGCTGCTGATTACGTTGTTTACCATGGCCACGAGTAACACCAGTTGCAGTTATGTCCACCAAACTTACACCCCATACTGCACTGGGTATATCAAACACTGCGCCCATGCTTGCCTCCGTTGAGTGGATCTTGTTCTCTGAGATATACTCCAAGTTTAACAAGTTGGTTTACATCGTCAAATAGTATTGCATCTGCACTTGTATATCCCATGAATTTTAAACAACGCAGTCTATTACTGCCTGTTTTAAGTGCCCAGATCATTCCATCTTCGCAAACTACAGGAGGATTAATATAGGGCCATGCTTTGTTTGCACCGAACCAGCTCTTATATCCACCGTTCCACCATTCAGGAGTTACTTTGTAATACAGTATAGGATACCACATACCATCATCTATCATTTTAGGTAAGTCACGCCAATACCAACGATTGTCCTGATGATGACTCATTGGACTTATTTTGTTTAGTTCTATACTATGGATACCAGGATGATCCTGCCAAAGGCTATTACAGTGTTTCATTATAACTGTATTTAACTCATAAAAAAAGACCCAGTAAAAACTGAGCCTTTTTGTTAGTTTATGTTAGCCGCTTAGAGTGGCTGTTGATCAAAATCAGCTAGTAGTGAACTTGTGATACCTGTTGAACCTGTACCAAAGTTTGATGCTGCTGTAAATGCACCTGATCCCTGGATTGCAATTTGCACGTTATCAGTTGTGCCTGTTGTAAACACGCCTGATTCTGTAAGTACACTTACACCTGCGATACCGTGTGCATCGTTTGTGCCTGCAACATCGCCTGCTGCGAGGTAAAGTAGAGCTGCATCTAGTTCTGCTTGTGTCATGTTTGTTTTTGCAAGGTTAATGATACGGGTGCGTGGACCAATGCCACTGCCTGCTGTACCTTTTGCATTGTTGGTTAGTTCTGCCATTTTCTTATCTCCAAATTAATGATGTGTATCTCTACACTGTATGTAATTATTTATTAAACTTATACGAATTCTAAGCCACTGCTTGAAACTGTTGAGCCGCTAACGTCTACACTGTTACTACCAACTGCAGCACCCAGTGCGCGGATGGCTGTTTGTAGTGTTGATGTTGTCCATGCATCTTTGCCTTTGACTGCTACACTGATCTGACCAGTTGTATCTCCTTCAACTTGATACATTTCAACATTTGCTTTTGTTCCGATTAGTGTTAGAATTGCTGCAACTGATTCGCCTACGTCTAATTCGTTACGAATGTCAGCAACGTCACCTGAGACATCTTGTACAATAATTTTAAAATAATCCATATTCATGTCATTTAAAATGACTAGCTCATCAGCACTAATTGCGCCTGCTGGTGAACCATGTGCTTTTCCGTTACCGTGTACACGAGTAATGTCTGCCATTTTCTTATCTCCTATTGGTGCAAGCCTTTGCTTGCATAGTAGTATTTATGTAATTTAAGGATTTATTAGTTAAAGAATCCAGTGCGTCCAACAGCAACACCGCCTGCAAATGCGCCTGCTGCTTTGGCCCACATTGGTATGCCTTTTTTCTGATCTGGAATAAGTTTTTTGTCGTTTATTGTTCCCATGTATTGCTTGCTGATATCACTGCGGAACTTGCCATCCTGTCGTTGACTGTTAACCATTCTTGCACTTAGCCCAGTGCGTTCACCTGCACTGGTGCGTCCATAGTCTGCACTTGCACGTCTTGCTTGCTTTAGGAAACTACTTGTAATACCTAGATTACGTTGCTGCTTCATTAAAAATGTTCTATCCATGCCAGTATTACTTCTGCCTGCTGCAATATCACGCAAGTAGCGTTTAAATCCTAGTTCATCAAAACTAACACTGCCGCCGCTGGTAACACCTTTGTATTTGCTTGGGTTAGCAATAATACTTGCAAGATTGTGTAAGTCAGTTCCGCCTGGTTTGACACTATTAAAGTTCATAAACTTTAGTGTATCTTTAGCATACTTTTTTGCAAATGCTGGATTTTCAAAACGCATTTGCTGTAGCATAAGCAGTTGTTCAAAGAAACTTTCAGCAACATCAGTTGCATCTCTACCAATTGTATCACCAGCAGTGCGGATATATCTTGCTTCTGTAATCTCTTCTCTGATAAATTCAAATGCCATTATTTTACACCTTGCTGCGTTGATAGACTAGTAGTGTTTTGTTTTGGTAACTTGGGATCTTTTGCAGTTGGTACTGGACTATTGCTATCCATGGTTTTAGTGTTTATAGTTTTTGGTTTTTTATACAATGGATCATTGACACCTTGTACTTTTTTAATTGGTGGATTCTTTTCTTTACCAAAGTATACAACGCCATCGCCCACATCACCTGCAGTGCCTGTACCTTTTTTTATTTTATCTACTATGCTATCAAATTTGTCGCCTATTGAGCCTGATCCTATAGCATCATTTGCTTGATTTGCTAGTGCACCTGCTATAGCACCACGTCTAACTGCCTTACCTGGAATTAACTTCTTAGCCTTGCTGCCCATTGAAGCAGCCGTAGCACCGGCTTTTGCGGCATCGTCACCTTTCTTAGCAACTGCACCAGCGGCTGCACCAGTTTTGCCAGCGGTTTTTTTATTCTTTGGATCTTTTGCTGCTTTTTTAATATTTGCAATTGCTTTTTTATCGCCAGGCTTTACTGTAGTAGGCTTGCCGTCAACACCTGCTATGGCCTTCTTGCCGTCTGCGGTTTTAACAACACTGCCTGGTTTTGGTGCTTTGTCTGCTTGTTTAATTGCGTCTTTTGTAGTGTCCAATGCTTCTTTACCAGCACCTTTAAATTTCATAGCACTCTTAATTGCGCTCCAGCCAACTGATAGGCCTTTACCAATCGCGCCGCCCACAACTGCGGCTGCAGCATCAGTACCAATGCGTTTACTAAGTTCCGCTCCATCTATTTTTCCACTTTTATAATCTTGAATGTCATTGTATGTTTCAACACCTTGCCACACTACACCGGCGCCCATGAGAAGTGGAAGAAATATTGCCTCATCTAATTTCTGGTGATCCTCACTGATAAATTCTTTTGCTCTCATTACTTGCTCCAGTTCTTAACAGCACTGAAGTTGTTTTTACTAAACTCCATGCGGTCCACTAGTTTAACTGCACCACTGTCTGTGCCAATAGCAACAAATCCTTCTGGGTTTGTTACTTCGTAGCCTGTGTCTGTGCGGATAAGTGACTTAATACTGTCTACTTTATTCAATTTATTTATAAGCATATTTTTTAATGCAATAATGTCTTTGTACACTGCAAGCGCACTGGCAATACCTGTCATGTTGTCAGTAATAAATTTGTTCTGTGCATCAATTTTATCTGTGCGATTCTTTACTGCAGGTGCTGCTGGGTCTTGATTCTTTAGTTTTGCAATCTCTTTTTGTATGTAATCATTGTACCACTGTGTAAAGTCTTGCGCAAAACTCTTTGCATCATCTATTTGTGTATCGCCACGTTTAATTCTTGCATTTACATACTGCATAAGCAGTGCTTTATAGTCGCCGCTAACTGCTGTAAAGTCTGCAGTTTTAAGTGCGCTGGCTGCAGCATTTAGCCCTTGTAGTATTTGTTTATTCTCTTGCTGTGCTAGACTTGCTTGTCCACTTAGGTCTTTGTAGGTTGCATCATCAAACCATACTGCGCTGGTCTTGTTTAGTTCATTTACATCTGCACCAAAACTTGCAGTCATTTCTGGCACACTATCACCTGTGTAGGTTGTGTGAAATATAATACCCATTTGACTTGCGGCAATACGCTTGCCTAGTTCACTGTTTTTAGGAACAGCATAAGCAATAGTGTTGGGTTGGAACACCCAACTCTCTTCGCCATCAATGTCAGCAGTTTCTAAATCACTTTTGGTATACATCATGTCGCCTTGTAGCACACCTTGTATACCCAGTCCAGATAGCAGTTTAAGTGCCTGTGCAAGTTTTTCACGAATGCCGCCTTCATAGCCATACTTGTCAAGGTCTGCAGTACTTTTTACAAGTTTGCCGGTTTTGCTAAACACACCTTTAGTACCAACAAAAAACTTACCATCACTTGGATCAGTGCCAGCAAATATAGCAGGAGCACCATCCCACTTAACAGTTATGTTACCACTGTCGCCGCCATTCTCCAGCATGTCACGCACACTGTTAATATACTGTAGCGCACTCTGCGCACCAGACTTGCCTTGAAGAAATACTAGATCCTCAATGTGTTCCAAGTGTGTATTTTTGCCTTCAGCAGCCTCGGCTACTATTTCTCTGAAGCGCATTTGCTTTCGTTGACTTTCCGAATACCTCGCACAAACTTACGACTGTCCTGATGACGAATACTGTTAATAAGTCTACGTTCCAGGTCACCTGCCACATCGGCATCGTAGTGCTTGTGCATTTCATTAATAAGATTGATTGCGCTCTCTATCACGTTAGTTGCTCGACTTTCCATTACATGCTGTCTATCTTTGTCAACAATCATGCTGTTTAGTTCGTGTAGTATACTACGGGTCTGTTTACGCATGGTTTTTATCCTATCGTTTTTAGTATTTATCGGTTAAATACAACATTACATATTGTAACATGGAGAGAGAATATGTCAACTATAGAGAACCCTGGGTTGCACTTTGCAACTCTGGCTAAAATAGCCTATATGACCGAAAAAGAAAGTAAGCCAATTGCACACACAATGGGTTATACTAAAACAAAACTTATAGATCGTAAAGGTGCAGAGTGCTTGTTCCTTGAAAACAGTGAACGCATTGTACTTGCATTCAGAGGCACAGAGCCAAAAGAGTTCAGTGATATCAAAGCAGATTTGAAAGCATGGAAACGTCCCAGTGAAACTGAAGGAATGGTGCATGCTGGATTTTATGATTACCTAGAGCGCATCTGGGACACTGTTGAAAACCATATCAACTATGGAAAGCGTGAAGAAAAAGAACTTTACATATGTGGACATAGTCTAGGTGGTGCAATGGCAACACTTGCTAGCAGTAGACTAAACGACAGAGTAGTTGCTTGCTATACATACGGAAGTCCTCGTGTAGGTGGTCCTGATTGGCTTGCAAAGCAAACGTTTGAGAATCATAGATATGTAAACAACAATGATGTTGTTCCTCGTGTTCCATTTTGGATAATGGGTTTTAGACACTATGGTGAACTACATTACATTAACTACTATGGAAATATGCGCAAACTTACACCTTGGCAGAAGTTTAAAGACAGTTGGCGTGGACGCTTTCGTGCTTGGAGTAAACTAGAACTATTTGATGGTGCTAGAGATCACAGCATGGATGCATACGAACAGAAGATATCCAATAATTAAGTGGTTGTTAGTGATGGTAACCCTTAGTAATGGTGTACCACAAGCAGAAAGTATAGCAACGTATGAAAGGCTTGCTGATTGTTATTTTAATATAACTCAGCAAGAAATGAAATACGACTTTGATACACTTAAACGCGACTGGGTATGTGTGCGCAGTGAAGGTGATTGGGATCTTGTTCTGCGTTACTAAACCAAAAATTAATAAACTACACTAGTCTCTTACTAAATAAAGTGTGACAGAAATGTTACACTTGGCACAAACAAAAGAATTTAGGCAAAAAAGAGGCACACAATGAAGTTACCTAAGGACGCAACGGCTCAATTAGAACGATTACTAGGCAGATTCATAAGGCATATTCCGAACAATGCTGAATATCATAACAGGCTTATCGAAGAACTAGAGATTATTCTCAAACTTCGTTTCGTCGATTACTTCCTCACAATTTGCGATGTACTGACGCTAACCCGTGACATTACTCATATGACTCGTGGTTCAGCAGGGTCTAGTCTCGTCTGTTACCTACTGGGTATTACAGACGTGGATCCCATAAGATGGCAAATACCGGTTGCACGTTTCCTAAATCCTTTGAGAGATGATTTACCAGATGTGGATATAGACTTTCCACATTGGCAACAGAATGCTGTAATGCAACGGATATTTGATAAATGGCCCGGCAAAAGTGCCAGGATCAGCAACTATGTTACCTACAAGGAGCGCGGTGCTCGCAGAGAAGCAGCACGACGTCTTGGCGCATCTGGTAAACTTCCTCGCAATTTCAAATACGAAGATTTAGACATCGACAAGGAAGAAGCAATGAGAATCGAAAAGAAACTAATAGGCAAAAAGAAGGCAATATCAAAACACTGCGGAGGTATACTTGTATTCAATCACAAGATACCAAAAAGTTTAATCAACGCAGACAATCAAATACTACTGGACAAGCGTGAAGTAGAAGACCTAGAGCATTTAAAAATAGACATACTTGCTAACAGAGGACTTAGTCAACTACTGGAAATAGACAGCGAAACACCATTGGAAGCATATCCTGAGCAGGACTTTGAAACAAGTCAAATGCTTTGCAGAGGAGAAGTTATCGGTGTAACACAAGCAGAGTCGCCAGCAATGCGCAGACTATTCCAAGCAATACAACCGCAGAGTAAATCAGACTGTGTGTTTGCTACTGCACTTATACGTCCTGTTGCTACTACAGGCAGACAAAAAGCAAGTTTTTTCCAGGACTGGACAGAACAAAGACTGGAAGATACGATTGTATATGAGGACGATGCTATTCGTAAAATAGCAAAACTTATCAACTGCGACATGTATGAAGCAGACATGTATCGTCGTGCGTTTGCAAAACGTGACGAACAAAAAGTTATGCAGTTCATGGAGAAGATGGGTGAGAGTGAAAACAAAGAACAGATCATACAAGAACTATATGGGCTGGGCAGTTTTGGATTGTGCAGAGCGCATGCTGTAAATTTAGGTAGACTTATATGGGCACTTGCATATCAAAAGGCTCACAACCCCAAGGAGTTTTGGCGGGCAGCACTTAAACATTGTCAGGGCAGTTACAAACGCTGGGTACACAAAACAGAAGCAAAGAATGCTGGCTGGGATCTGCGTGACCTAGGTTATCCAAACGGCATTACAGAATCACCACAGCAACAATACAAACGTCATGGATATTGGACACAACCAGAGTTTATGCCCAATATGTTTGTACAGGAAACCTGGGGTGACAGAGTAAACTTTGCAGGACTAGTTGCTAATGGCCGTGTGTTCAGAGGTGAAGGTGGACGCTATGTTACGTTTGTAACACTGGGAGTTGCCAATGGCGAGTATGTGGATGTTACTATTAAAAAGCCTTTTGGGTACCGAGACACAGATGTAGTTGCAGGCAGCGGCAAGATACGCATGAGCAATGGTAGTCGTTACATTGACTGCTATGATGCAAAAGGTTATAGGTTAGATAGATACTTGTCTTAGTTTATCTAACCTAGTTATGTAATCATCAAACACTGGACTATCTAAACTACAAGGCCCACTAGCCAACTGTTCAGAAAATTCATTTGGATCACCTAATCTATTTGTAGGAAAACACTGTGCAAACCACGCATCAAGTTCAGTTCGATGATGTTCGTTAAGTTTGCTAATAGTTCTGTTTATACCAAACATCATGTTAACAGGAGCAACATCTCTGTACCAAAACATATTGGCTTCCACTTGTTTCCAATCTGCATTGGTGCGCTGATAGTTGAATCTATCTCCAACATCGTCTATGCTGAATACAAGTTTAACCAGTTTAAATTTACTCCAAACTTCAAACACACTGTCTTTAACCTTTATGGTACCGTTGGTGTTATAGTATACACTGCATTGTTGTGGATTTGGTATACGAGCTAGTATATCCAAGTGTACATCTGTAAACAATGGTTCACCACCATTGAAATGTAACCATTCTACTGTGTTTAGATCAGCAGTAATACTGTCAGGGTCAAATTTAAAATTGT